CGCGCCTGCGTTGTACACGCATAGGTTGTGTGCATGCTCACGTATAGGTTGTGCGCCGCTGCGCGGCTGTTGCATCGTGGATACACTGTTGCAAAAATGTCACAGCGGGCTGCGCCCGCTATCCGCTCTATGTGCTCGCGCTTCGCGCTCGCTCTTGTGCCCGCTTCGCGGGCCGTGGGCCGGGAACGGTATACTGTTGCATTGTGGATACAGTGTTGCATAAATGTCACAGCCCGCTGCGCGGGCCGGGTGCAGCCCTCGCCGCTTCGCGGCTCGGGGGTCGTCGCGCTGTTGCGCGACTCCTATGGGTCCCAAGGGGATCTAGTATGCCGATAGTCCGTGACCCCCCATCCCCCTTAATACATATAGGGGTCCCAAAGAAACACCCTTTAGACCTAGATTTAGACATTCAACCGTGATAAATACATTGTAAAAAAATATCAAAGGTGAAAAAATTTTACAAAAAAAATTATAAAAAAATTCTATGGATGTAAGTAAGATAGATCTGAATAAGCTTCCCGTGGATGCACGGAAAGACTTTATGAAGTATGCAATAAAGTTAGATGAGAAGAAAAAAGAAGAAAAAATACATAATGATTTTTTAACTTTTGTAAAATCTGTTTGGCCAGATTTCGTTGAAGGTTCTCATCATAAAAAAATTGCTGAACAATTCAATCGTCTTGCAGAAGGAAAGATTAATAGATTAATTATCAATATGCCACCAAGGCATACTAAATCTGAATTTGCATCATTCTTACTTCCAGCATGGATGATTGGTCGTAATCCAAAATTAAAAATTATCCAAACAACCCATACTACTGAACTTGCAGTTAGATTTGGTAGAAAAGCAAAACATTTAATTGATAGTGAGGATTATAAAAAATATTTTAAAACTACACTAAGAGAAGATTCGCAAGCCGCGGGCCGTTGGGAAACGGATCAAGGCGGTGAATACTTCGCAGCCGGTGTCGGTGGGGCCATCACGGGCCGCGGAGCGGATTTACTTATCATCGATGACCCGCACTCGGAACAAGATGCTATGAATCCCGAATCGTTGGAACGTGCTTATGAATGGTATACGTCTGGTCCAAGACAGCGTTTACAACCAGGTGGAAAGATCGTAGTGGTTATGACGCGTTGGTCGTTGAAAGATCTTACCGGAGCGTTGATCGGGGCTCAAAAAGAATTAAAGTCTGATCAATGGGAAGTAATAGAGTTTCCAGCTATACTTCCAAACAATGAACCTGTATGGCCAGAGTATTGGAAACTATCAGAATTAGAATCAGTTAAAGCATCTCTATCAGTACAGAAATGGAACGCACAATGGATGCAGAATCCAACATCAGAAGAAGGCTCAATCATTAAACGTGAATGGTGGCGTAAGTGGGATAGAGATTATATTCCATCTTTGTATCATGTGATTCAAAGTTATGACACGGCATTCATGAAAAAAGAAACTGCCGATTTTTCTGCAATCACGACATGGGGTGTATTCTATCCAAACGAGGATAGTGGACCAAATTTAATATTATTAGATGCGGTAAAGGAAAGATTAGAGTTTCCAGAGTTAAGACGTAAAGCTTTAGAGCAATATCATTATTGGAAACCCGATTCGGTGATTGTGGAATCAAAAGCATCAGGATTACCATTAACCTATGAATTACGTAAGATGGGTATTCCAGTCATTAACTTTACACCAAGCAAAGGAAATGATAAGCATTCCAGAGTAAATGCTGTAGCACCATTATTTGAATCAGGTCAGATATGGGCTCCAGACCATAAGTTTGCAGAAGAGGTTATTGAGGAATGCGCGGCATTTCCTTTTGGGGATCATGATGACCTTGTTGACTCAATGACACAGGCTTTAATGAGATTTAGACAGGGTGGTTTTATTGAACACCCAGAGGACTATGAAGATGAAAAAATTATTCATGAGGAAAAGGAATACTATTAAATGAAACAAATCCTATTTAAACTATTTGAAAATTTAAAACAGTTAGGAATTAAACCTAACATTGGTAGCAGAACAAATGTAACTCCAATCAGAGGATCAGAAATAGATAGATTAATTAATAAACCTGTAACTCCAAAAGAATTTGATTACTCAAAACCAGAAGTTGTAGATAGTATGAGAGGCATAGTTCAAAATGCTTCTGACTATGTAGGTCAATTTACAGAAAGACAATTAAAAACATTTAATGATAACGTTGAAAGAATTTTAGGTGTTATTAAACCAAAAGAAATAACTGCTGATGTTGTAGATATTGCAACTAAAGAAAAGATTACAGGACCAGGACTTGAGAGTTTAATGAAAGAAAAAGGTGTTGCACCTATTGGTAGAAAAACTATTGAAGCTGAAACTTTAATTAAACAATTTTTAGATGATGATTTAATTTCATTAAATGCAAAACAAATAGATCAATTATCAAGAGGTAAAGCTGAAGATGTATTTGAAAATATATTTGGAAGTAAAGCTAAGGAATTAATTACAGGTAAGAATACTAATGAAAGTTTAAATGAAGTTTATAATAAATTAAAAACCACTAAAGATACGAGAGGAAGATTACCAGATGATCCAAATTTTGATCCATCTGATATAAACTTTAAAGATGGTGGATCTGTATCTGAAGATGTTAAACAATTACTTAAAGAAGAATTTATAGAATTAATTAATGCAGATCCTGAATCATTTCCAGATACTAATGCTGGCTTTAGAAGATTTTTAAAACGTAAAGGATCTCCAGTATTCAATTATAAAAAAGGTGGTAAGGTTGGTGGTAAAGATAAAAGTAAAGCAGAAGAACCATTAAGTAATTATAAATCTTATTCTGAAAATGAATTATTATCTAGTCTAGATGCTAAGATGCCTAATCTTGAAATAGTAGATGATGAACTTGTTAATATGCCTATGTTTGAACCAAGAGATGTTGTTCCAAAAGGTTCAGTACCAGTTATGCCTTCTGAAGAATATATTAGACAAAGATTGTTTTTAGATCTTGCCAAAGGTGGAAGAGTTAAAAAAAGAAAACGATACGCGGACGGTGGTAATGCTGCGCTTAATACAGTTAATGGTATTCCACTTGATGAATTTTTAAAAATTAATTATCAATATGAAAAAGTTCCTGTAACAGATAAATATGGAAATCCAACATTTGATAATTCTGGACGACAAAATTTTACAGCTACAGTAAAACAAGAATATATTGGAGACAATCCATTATTTGATTGGAATACAGGGCAATCTACAAAAATTGGCTCAACAGGAACATCTACACCTACAACAACTGAAATCCCAACAGTAGATCCTTTCTCTGGTCAACAAGTTTCAGCACAAGACATAATGGATATGCTTGAACAAATGAAACCACCTACACCTGCAGCAGGGTGGACTGAAGAAGGATTGTTAAAAAATGCAGAAGATGCTTTGGCAAGAGAACAAGCAGCGATGAATGCTTTTAATGCTGGTTTCTATAATAATATTCCAACAGTAGATCCTTTCTCTGGTCAACAAGTTTCAGCGCAAGATCAAGCAGCGTTTGGAACTACTTCTGGAATTAACTTTAGTAGTAAATATGAATCACTTGAATATGACCCAGCAACTAATAATTATATAAAAGTTATAAGAGAAGGATCAAATGCAGGAGGTAATGAAGCTAGAGATCCTATTGTTTCAAATGTAGGTACAGGAATATTTTCTGGACCTGCTTATGATACATATAGTCAAGCAAGATCAGATGCTTATACCAATTCACCAAATAAATTTACATATGATGTAACTGCTAACCAAGCTGCTGGACAATTTGCTCAAGACAAACTTAAAGAATTATTAGGTGATAATATACTTAGCCAAACTCTTGGTACTATAGGAACAGTTGCAGCAGTTCCTCTTGCCTTTTATTCTTCTCCTTTTCATGAAGCAGCACAAGTAATTAACGAAGGAAGAATGGAACCTGGATCTGGTATTAAAGGTTTTTACGATGCTTTTATGAATGAGCTACCACTTTCAACAGCAGCAAATAGAGCTGCAGGTGTTTTAAAATCTATCCCAGGCATTGGAGAATCAATTTATTCTGGAGCATATAATTTAGGGGAAAGTTTAGGAAATTTAAGATCAAACATTTCAAATCCAAATGTTCAAAGAACAGTTAATGTTGGAAGCTATGATCCGGGTGTTCAAGCATTAGGGGCATCTATTGGAAATTTAGATTATAGTACAATGAACGCATTAAGAAATAATGCTAGTATGTTAAATAGTATAACAGGACAAACAGCAAATATGGCTAATGGTGGATTGACAAAAACGATACCACCTGTTAGAGGTCCCAATCCACAAGGTGTTGAATCATTATTTAAAAGAAGATAGAATATAATCATGGCTGATATAGATAAATCATTACCGAACGTTACTCCAACTCCATCGGATCCAGAATTCAAAGAACAAGAAATAAGTTTAGAACAAACACAGGAAATTACGCCTATTGAAAACGTTGAAATGAATCAAATGGAAGATGGTGGTGTAGAAATTTCTTTTGATCCAACTCAAGAACTACAATCAGATAATCATTCTTCAAATTTAGCAGAAATAATTGATGAACAAGAATTAGGTGAAATAGGTTCAGATCTAGTTAATAACTATCTTGACTATCGTTCTTCAAGACAAGATTGGGAAACAACATATACAAATGGTTTAGATCTTTTAGGATTTAAATATGAAAGACGAACAGAACCATTTAGAGGTGCTTCTGGTGTAACACATCCAGTATTAGCAGAATCAGTAACTCAATTTCAATCACAAGCTTATAAAGAATTACTTCCAGCAGATGGTCCAGTTAGAACTCAAATAGTTGGAGCAATAACTCCTGAAAGACAAGATCAAGCAAATAGAGTTAAGGATTTCATGAACTACGAGATTATGGATGTCATGAAAGAATATGAACCTGAATTTGATCAGATGTTATTCTATTTACCTTTATCAGGATCTA